TAATCTTGATCCGTATCTAAACCACCAATCTTAACTTCATTATTTGAATAACGAATTAATTCACCATCTTCAAATCCATGATTTTTGTATTCAATAAAATCTGAGTATGTATTAATACCAGCAGTGGGAACTAATCTTCTTTTGTTTTCATATCCTTCGCCTGGGTTTTCAATAATAATTTGACCTAATACAAACTTTTTGTTTAAACTTTGAAATCTTTGTGTACCATCAGCAAATCCAGTGAGATTAATTAAGTTTGATTTAGTTAACGCATCGTTTTCTTTATTTGCAAGTTTGATAGTTGTGTTATTAACTTTGGATACAAAATANACAGATTCATCAACGAGTCTTTGATCTGGTGTTTCTTGAATTAAAGTTGTAGTGATACCAGCACTTGCAATACCAATCGCACCAGTGTTAAATGTTTTGTAAATTACAGCTTCACCATCACGAAACTTATGAAATGTTCCAAAACCAATAGTGTCTTCTGAAATACTGATTGCATTACCTGTTGATGATGCATCAAAATCCATGAAATGATCAACTTGTTTTAATCTCGCTCTTGCAATCGCATTTTGACCATTACCACCACTGATCTCAATCTTAGGCGGTGCAACATAATCAAAGCCTGGATCTATAATATCGATTCTTTCAAATGAACCTTTAATATTCGCTGTTGCACTTACACCAGCACCAGTTAAACTTTCAAGACTAACTTTTGGTGGAGTAATGACATCATATTGAGAACCACCTTCTAAGACATCAATGGTTTCAACACCACCAAAAAATATAACATCACCTGACTTATAGTTTGATATCTCTGTACCATTTACAAGCATGCCAGTGGTGCCTGGCGCTGTCTCACGCCTCGCCCCGTCAAATACTGGATTCAAAGGAAATCTCTTTAATAATTTCTGATGATCTAATTTTTTACCAGCCAAGTCAGGAACGGAGATTTTAAATGTACCATCTCCAGTTGCATCTACAAAATCACCGTTTACCAAGTCAGGTAAGGAGTTTGCAAGACGAATATTGTTAGAATCAACACGACTCACATAATAATTTTTACCATCAATTAACTGACCTAGACTACCACTTACAACNCTATATGTAACAACTTCTCCAGAGTAGAATCCATGATCTGCTGCACCCTCTGTAACCTGTATCAACTGTATAAGGTCTCCNCCAGTGGCGCCAGTCCANGTTANAGAACGGTCTGGTGCAACTATGGGTTCATTACCTAAACTTGGAATTGATGGTGAAGCCACATACATATGAGGATGTGGTGGTAGTGCGAGTGCATTATCACTGTCATGATCATATACATTTTGAACATCAGTTGTATATTTTGTGATATTGTCATGAAGGGAACTATTTCCTCTTTTTAATCTTCTTCTTATAAACGCAAAATTGTTTACACCGACGCCAGGCAAGTCACCCAAAACAAATGATGAACTACTAATGACACTTAAAACACGACCAACAGCAACTAAAGTAGATTGTCCATCTAAAACTTCAATAGCATCCTCTTCTAAAAATCCATGATCAGATAGAGTGGTAATGTTAAAACTACTACTTGACTGTCTTATAACTTCTTTGGGAGTAAATTTAACAGCAGTATTATAAACAAAAGATCCAAAATTACTGTCTTCTGAACTTTTATATGCACCATATGTTCCAACTCTGACCTTATCACCCTTATTAAAATAAAAAGTGGTATCAGGTATTGGAAAATCCTTTAAAACACCTGTAATTAGAACTTCTATCTTATTTGTATTACTTGCAAAAGAGTATCCATATGCAACATTATTATATCTTACATCGTCACCAATATTTAAAACATCGATAGCAGTAGGTAATCCAACAAATTGATTTGATGTTTTACCTGTATAAGTTACAACACCAGCAACACTCGCTGTTGGTAATGATAAAGAACCACTTGTGGGAAATCCAACAGTTGTATCAACAGTCATTACGGTTGAACCAATAGTAACTGGATTTACAATACGAGTTCTGCCTGGGACTATGAAGTTACCATCAATTGAATCTTTTGATACACTTATCTGATAATAATGTTCTCCACCATATAAAAAGTCTTTGACATCTGATATCGCACCAGAAGCACCACGAATATTACTATCATCTTCATCAGCATCTTGAAAAAGAGTTGATCCTTTTAAATTACGAGGATCACCAGTAATTGCTTTGACTACAAAATCTTGTGCAAATCCATAATCTGCATCTGATGGTTTAATTAAAAATTCTGATGGTTTAATAATATTAACTTCTTCACCATACAGAGCTCTGAATAAAATTTTGTATGATTCCTCTGTCCCTTTTGTTTTATAAAAATCTTTAACTTGACGAATAAACTTAACTTGATCTAAATCACTACTTAATTTACGATTCTCAAATCCACTAGCATATGTTGTTTTTAACTTACTGAAAAATTCACGAATAAAAAGATTTGATAAATTATGAACTTTGCTACCACCAGTATGAGATGCNCCTACAGTTGTATCAAATGATAATAAATCAGGTCTTGTAGGTTGATCCATACTATCAACACCACTAAATCCACGGACACAACCAGTAAATGAGGTTGTTCCAATTCCTGTATATGTAATGATCTCGTCATCAATTTTTAAAAGTCCGTACTTACTCGGATATCCTTTTGTAGAATCTACAAAAATTGTAGAGGAATAAGATTCAGTGTCTGTAGATAATCCTGTATATTCTGTAAGTGCAGCACCAACATATGTTTGTAACTTAGTATATCTGTCAAGATTTTCAGCGATGTTAATTGATCCACCTTGATATTCTTGAGAGATATAGTATTGTTTCATGAAATCCACAAAAAGTGGACTTTCAGACTGAACAAACTCAGGTAACTGATTTTCAATTACCTGATTGATTTCAACTCTTTGTATTGAGGTATCTATCATTAATATCCGCCGCCAGAGCTAGATCCACCACCTGATGAAGATGTGGAAGTTGTGGTTGTTGTGGTTGTTGAACTCATAGTTGAACCTGAGTAAGTTCCACCACTTGTTGTCGTGGTTGCAGTTGAAGAAGCTGTTGATGGAAGAATTGAGGCAACTGTTGAGACTGGAGAACTTGATTTTCTTGTGAAAGTTGGAGTGTAGTAACTATGTGTATGGACAAATCTTGAACCAGATGTATTTTCACCTGATGCGATTAAATCTTGAACCATATTGATCGTAGTATTTGTCATATCAAACTTTACATATAAATCACGAAGACCAACAATATCATTTGAGTGTGGAATTGCTTGAATTTCAATCACGTCGTTTGCAATTACTGTTGAAGTTATATTTACAGTATCTATAAGAACTTCACCATGCATATAATCGACTGTTCCAGCATTCTTCTTTATAATATTTGGAGTTCCACCCTCTGTGTATGTAAAGAAGAATATACGACCTTTTTCACGATTAATTACTTCATCAGCGAGGTAAACAGTCTCAGTAACACCTTCAATTGTAAATCCTGTTGAAACTACATTGTAAGAACTCTCCTGAGTGTGGAACATGTTACCGTAACAAACCTCATATTGTGCAAATTGACCCAAAACTGCTTTTAAATTACGTCGAATTGTCACAAGCGTGATATTTGATGTGATTGAAGAGTCAACACTGTCAATTAATGACACAGCCTTACTATATTTAAATCTACCACCAAATTTATTAACATCGATTGATCTTGAATATTGAGTCAAAGCATTTGAAACGCCAGTTTTAAGATTATCTGGATCATCATTCAAACTTGGATTATAATATGGTGTTGTATTAAGTTCAACATACAAATATTTCAAATCAATGAATTCTGGAACAATTCCAGCGACTGCATAATTTTTTAATCTTTGAATTAACTCTCTTTTCGTTTCATCTGATAGAAAATCACCATTTCGAGGTTTAACTGAGATAAAAACTTTACCAAAACGAGGTGGACTCATCTCTTCACCACCAAAAGCAGTTACAGACTCCACATTTGGGTAAATATAACCTAAAACCGACTCATAATCAGATGATGTGACCGCACGGTATTGAGAAGAGTAAATTCTTGGTGCAAAATACTTAATTGATGATATAGATTCAATGTCATCACCATCTCTTGACTTTTCATCTGTTGAAACAAGTGATATGAGATCAGCATTAATTGATGCACCATCTTGATTTGTAATATTTCCCACAAAACTAAATTCTGAAGCTCCATTTCCCTCTTTTCCGTCAGTTACAATATAAGAAGCAGTAACAACGTTGCTATTTGACAATTTTCGACCAATTACGTTATCACCAAAGATTAATTCATATCTTTCATCCTCAATTTCCTGTAATAAGTAGGAATTTGATGTTGATGTTACACCTACGATGTTATCAATTTGTTTATAAGTAACTGATGAAGTCGCCGTTGATGATGATTTAACTTTAACTTTGATTGTTGATGTGTCAATAAAGGAATTATCAAGAATATATCTCTGATTGAATAAAGATGTGTCAACAGTAAAGTTTTGAGAGATGTAAACACCTTCATATATTTCAATATTGTTAAATTCAGCAAATCCATTCACAACAGGGACTGTAATATCCTCTGGAATACAAAATATGTAGTTTGTATTGTCTCCAGCACCATTACAAATAATACCAGCGTTAATTGTGAGTGTTGATGTCTCTACTAATCCATCAACAGTAAAAGATACTCTTGCTCTTGATGATCTACGAGATCTAGGAACATATCCAATATTTCTGGCAAGTGCAACAACGTTTTCTCGAAGTGTAGCGGAATCAAGAAAACACTCGTTTGCTGCCATGTTGGTATTATAAGCAGTCGTATAAGTATTATATGCTAATGCGTCAATAATTATTGAAAGATTTGATCCTTCAAAGTCATAATCGGTAAAATTAGTATTTGCCCTCAGATAATCTCTGATGGATGTCTTGATTTGATCAAAATCTAAATTAACATATTGTCCGAAAGCCATTATACTCTAGCTGGGAATAGGAGAACGTCTACTTCTTGTGTTGGTGTTGGAATTCCAGTAATATCGTATTGAACTGTGCAATTCATTTCATTTGTATCAGGTGAAATCGTAACATTTACATCAACATTACTAATTCTGGGTTCATATATGAGTAAAGAGGATCTAATCTCATCTGAAACTTGTATTTCACTCAAATTTGTGTTTAAATCAAATAAAGATTCATTGATAACTGATCCAAAATTAGGTTGAAATGGTTTTTCACCAAGAATTGTGAAAATTATGTTTCTTACAGA